GCCTGACGGGCCGCAGCGACGGATTCATGGTCCCGGCGGAGGAGTGCGTGCACTGGGTGCCGACGGGACTCGAGGACCCGCTGGCGGATTTCCGGGGCAGGTCGCCTCTGACGCCGGTGTACCGGGATGTAGCCGGGGATGACGGCATGTCCAGGTTCAAGATCCGGTACCTGCAGAACGATGCGACGCCGAACATGATCATCAAGTATCCGCAGAAGCTGCAGTCCGGGACGGTGGACGCGATCCGGGAGCGCATGCAGGGCCGGTATGGCGGCCCGGATAACGCGGGGAAGACTCTGGTGCTGGATCAGGGCGCTGACCTGACGCTTGTGGGTAACAGCTTGTCGCAGATGGATTTCGGTAATGTGCTGGCGGCGGGGTCGGAGCGGATCCTGGCGGCGTGCTCGGTGCCGGGTGTCCTGGTGGGCCTGGAGCCGCTGAGAGGTGCCGGGCGGGGTTATCAGGAGTCGATGCAGAAGTTCGCGGGGTGGGCGCGGTCGGAGTGGCGGTCGGTGTGCGGGACGCTGGAGCGGTTGCTGGACGTGCCTGCGGGGAACCGGTTGTGGTTTGACGAGTCTGATATTGCGGCGTTGCAGGATGGGCTGATGGAGCGCGGCCAGGCCGCGCTCGTCCGCATGCAGGCGCTGCTGGCGGCCGTTCAGGCTGGTTTCACGCATGAGTCGGCGATTGCGGCGGTGGATTCGATGGATTTGTCGCAGTTGAAGGCGGGCGGGGTGGGGACGCCGGGGTCGTCGCAGCCGGTGCAGCACATGCTCGGGCAGCCTGGCCAGCCCGGCGCGACCGCTTCGCCGTTGCCTGCGACTTTGGGCAGGCTGCCGGTTGGCAGCACGTCACCGGGTGATGGCGGGAACGGTTCCCGGCCGCTGCCGCGCCCGGCGAGCGTACGGCGCTGAACGGAGACGGCAAATGGGCGAGACGTGGGCGTCGGCGTGGGCCGGGCGGTGGGCGGCGCAGGCGCAGCGGTTCAACCACATGCACGCCCCGGCAGGCAGCGCGGCGGGCGGCCAGTTCACCTCTGGCGGCAGCGGCGGCGGCAGCAAGACCAGCAGCAGCGGGAAGAGCGGCGGCGCCGGGAAGAGCGGCGGCGGGAAGATGTCCGCCCACCAGGCACACGTCGCACACCTGCAGCACCTCGCAACCCACCCCGGCGCCGCAGGCCGCGCGCAGCGCAAAGCCCGGCTCCGCGAGCAGGCGCAGATGGACCGGAAGAAAGCCCACCAGCTGCAACAGCAACTCCACGTCCTGACCGTCCAGGAAGCCAGGGCGCAGGCCGCGGCGAAGAAGACCGCCGCCGCGCATAAGCACGCCACGGCGAAGGCCAAAGCCAACGCGCACGCAGCGTCGAAGAAGCACGTAGCCGCCGCGCATCACCACCACAAGAAGGCCGTCGCGCATCACGCCAGCCTCAAGACGCGGATCGCCACCTTGAAGCATGAGATCAGTACGTTGCTGACGCAGGCGGCGCAGCTCGACGCGCAGGCCGCGAAGCTGTGACAGCGCACACAGGCACGGCCAGCACCGTCCCGGAGCCGTTCGGGAAGCCGTCCGGGCCTGGCCTGTGGCATCACAAGGGGCTGCAGCTCCCGCCGTACATCCAGCACGTAGCCCACCATCTCGTCGCCCAGGGGCATGACGAGTCCAAGGCGATCGAGATGGCTGTCGGGATCGTCAGGGACTGGGCTGAGGGCCGCAACGGCCGCGGCGGGAAAGTCCATCCGGATGTGCAGGCGGCGGCGGCGAAGAACATCGCGCAATGGGAAGCCGACAAGGCGAAAGCAGGGAAGGCCAGGAGGTCAGGAGTGACGACCACGCAGCGGGCCGCGATGGCGACCGCAAGTATCAACGACCTGCCCGACTCTGATTTCGCGTACGTCGAGAGCGGCGGGAAGAAGGACTCTTCCGGCCGGACGGTTCCGCGGTCGCTGCGGCACTTCCCCATCCACGACGCGACGCATGTCAGGGATGCCCTGTCGCGGGCGCCGGATTCGCCGTTCGGAGACCGGGCGATGCCCGCGATCCGCAAAGCCGCAAAGAAGTTCGGCATCGACAGCGGCGACGACACCGCCGGGGCGAGCCGGTCGCAGCGGGCCGAACTGTTCCGCTCCTACGCGCTGGAAGACGCCCACATCGTCACCCGCGCCCAGGGCGACGGGTCCGGCCGCCTAGTGGAGGCATACTGCGCCGTGTTCGGCGAACCCGCCGAGATCCACGACCACCAGGGCCACTACAAAGAAGAGATCGACCGGGCCGCATTCAACAAGCGCATAGCCGACGTCGAACGGTCTAAGGCCGGGTTCGGGATGGTCAAGTGCCATTACAACCACGCGCTGACCATCCACGGCACGCCCAGCGAGCGGTTCTCCATGCCGGTCGCCGTCACCCGCCACATCTCCGCGGAATCCCGCGGGGTGCTGACCCGGGCCTACTACCTGGACACGCCGCTCGGCAACGAGGTACTGGAGATGTGGCGGGAAGGCGCGATCACGTCGCAGTCATTCACCGGCCAGATCATCCGCTCAAGCCCGGAGCTGCGCCGCGGTGACAAGTACCGGCCGCGGGGCGGTGAGCTGACCTGCGTCCGCCGCCTGGAGCTCGGGCTGAAGGAGTACGGGCCCACGCCGTTCCCCGCCTATTCGGGCGCGGAACTGGTCGGGGTCAGGATGTCGCCGCTCGGCACCTATCAGGCCGCCGACGACGACGCTGAGTACGACATAGACGCGGCACTTGCTCCCGATGAGGAAGCCGCCGCCGGTGAGCCGCTGGCCCGTGATGACGGGGAGCACTCGGCCCGGTATCACCAGCACGCCCTCTACCGGCTCAGGAGTCAGGAGATACGGGAGCGGATCGGGCTGGTGCTCTGAACCAGACCGAAAGGACGTAGCCGGATGGCTACCTTGCAGGAGATCCTCGACGAGCAAGCGAGGATTAAGAACGAGCTTCAGCGGATGGAGGAGTCGGAGGAGGTCACCGAGGAGTCTGACGGTGACTTGCGCGATACCCTCGTGGCCCGCTGGGAGCTGCTGGATGCGAAGGCGAAGCCGCTGATCGAGCGGATGGAACGGGTACGCGGGATTACCCGCGCCGCGGCCGACCCCGCGAACCTCGAGGGGCCCGGCGGCGAGCCGGGACGGTACGGGTCCACCACCCCGGAACTGGTCACCAGGACCAGCCGGGACCCGTACGACAATAACGAGGCCGTACGGTCCAAGATCATCACCCGCGGTGAGCTCCGCGACCGGGCTCTCGACGCGGTGGAACTCGAGGCTAAGCGCGGCAGCCTGGGTCATGACTTCGCTGAGGAAGTCACCCGTAAGGTTCAGGACTCCTACGGCACGAATAACGTCGCCAGGCACTGCCTGCTGACTGGTTCCGAGGAGTACCAGGAAGCTTTCAGGGCGTACCTGGAGGACCCGCAGGGCGAGGCGCAGCGTGCTGCGCTGTCGCTGTCCAACGCGAACGGCGGGTACCTTTTGCCGTTCGTATTGGACCCAACGATTATTTTGACGAACTCCAGCTCCGCCAATCCCTGGCGGCGCATCAGTAACATCAAGACCACCACGTCGAACACGTGGAACGGGGTCAACTCGGCTGGTGTCACCGCGGCGTGGCTCTCTGAAGGCACGATCGTCACTGACAACTCGCCGACCGTCGGTAACATCGTCGTGACGCCGTCCAAGGCTGCGGCCTGGGTGTTCGGTTCCTATGAGGTCCTCGAGGACACGGATTTCGGGCAGCAGCTTCCGGGTTTGCTGGCGGACGCTAAGGACCGGCTCGAGGAGTCGGCGTTCGCTACTGCGGCGAACTCCTATCCCGGGACCGGTGTCGTCTCCGGCGCTACCACGGTCGTCACTACCGCGACGACTACGGTTATCGCGCTCGGCGACATTTACGCGACTCAGGCGGCGTTGCCGCCGCGGTTCCGTAACGCGGCGGGTACGGCGTGGGTGGCGAACGTCGCGATCATCAACAAGATCCGCCAGCTCGACACCGCCGGGGGGGCATCCTTCTGGACGAACCTCGGGAAGGGGCAGCCGGAGACGTTGCTCGGCGCCCCGATCTACGAGTCCACCACGATGACTTCCTCGGTGGCCTCGAACTCCCTCGAAGCGATCTTCGGGGACTTCGGCCAGTTCATCATCGTCGACCGCGTGGGCGTGTCGATGGTGTACGAGCCGCTCGTGAAGGGTACGGGTGGCATCCTTCCTGCTGGACAAGCCGGTCGACGCGAACTTGCACTGGCCGCCTGACAGAGTGATCTGTCAGTGAAAACGGCGCTGTTCGGGGAACCCCTCCACTGAGCTGGGGAATCCCGAGCGTCAGCGATGCCCGCTGGCGTGTAGAGACTGTATGTGCCGGATCTCCTATGGACGCAGGCCCTGGGGGCATTGCCAGGTTGCGGCCGGAGATCAAGAGACAGTCCGATCTGTACCGATGGGAAAGGTGCAGAGGCTGGCGGAAACGACCAGCCCGCCCGGTAGCCGGGTGGTAACAGATTGTGGTTTATGTTCTGGCGGGTAGGAAGCGCGCTCAGTACTGTGAATGCTTTCCGGGTCATGAAGGGCTTGTGACCTGCGGAAACGCAATATAATGGCAGGGCCGGGAGTCATGACACTCCCGGCCCTAGGCCATCACCCTGGACTGTTCTAACAATGGAGGGCAGTAATCATCGCTGCGAATTACGCCACCCAGGCTTATACGACGGTTCTGGGCGGCGCGCCGATTTTCATCTGCGCGGGCGCGAAGAAGGACAGCGTGACGGATGCGACGCTGATCTCGACGTGGTCGGCGAACTGGACGACTACGGCGCCGGTGGCCGGGGTCGGGAACATTACGGGTGTGCTGGCGGGGTACCTGGCCTCGTACCCGAACGGCACCCAGGTTTCGTAGAAGGGCGGATTTGATGGCGCAGATGGCGCAGGACACGTTCACGGCTGAGCTGAAGGACGGGTCGGTGCTGCGGGTGCAGCGCGGCGAGGTGTACGCCGATAATCACGAGGTGGTGAAGCTGGACGCGGGGCGGGGGGTGCTGTTCCAGCCGCTGGATATGGGTGACGGGGATGCGAAGCCTGCGCCGAGGGCGTCTCGTTCGGTGAAGGGCGGCGGGTAAATGGCGCCGACGCCTGCGGGTTACCGGTTGTGGGAGTACTTCACGCCGCTGACGCAGGCGGCTTCGCCGTTGACGTCACCGTGGATTGACGCGTCTGGGTTTTCGCAGGTGGTGCCGGGGTTCAAGTTCACGACCGGGACGTCTACGGCGAGTATCGAGGCGAGTGTGGACGGGTCGACGCTGGATTCGGATCTGACGACGCTGTACAGCGCGCCGACGTCGGGGACGGCGTTCAGCGTGGTGTCGCCGTTTTTCCGGTTCAAGGTTGTGCAGACTGTCGCTGATGCGACGGTGACGAAGATCGTGCTGACATCGAGGGCATGATGATTACTCCTGCTGATAGCGCGCCGCAGCCTCCCGGGCAGATGCCCGCAGCTCCGGGTGCCGGGCCTGCGCCGGTTCCGTTCGGCGGTGACCAGGGCGCGGCGAACCCGCCGCTGCCGTCTGGGGTGCTGTCGGCTGATACTCCCGGGCCGCATGTGCTGGCCGGGGTGACGGGAGCGAACATGGTGAGCGAGTCGCCGCTGGCCGCGCCGAACGTGAACCCGTATGAGGCCGGGGCGGTCTCGCCGATCTATGTGGGCGGCGATAACGACCCGGGTGGCCGGGATGATGTGGCGGGGACGGTGGCCGGGGCGGTCGCTGCGGCTGAGGCCAGGTTCGGTGAGCATCAGCGTGACACGTACCAGCAGGGGTCGCAGATCGGTGATGCGATGATGTTGCCGCCGTCGCCGGTTGACCCTGCGGCCGGGCTGGCCCCGGCTGGCGCTTTCTATGATCCGCCGCGGAACTACTGAGGAGACCAGGATGATCACGCCTGCCGATTCGCCGTCGAGCCCGTCCGGGTATGCCGGGGTGACGCCGCATGGCCGGGGCGCGGCGCCGTATGACATTCAGGCGCCGCTGATGGACGGCGAGATCATGACGGCGTTCAGCGGGTCGGTTGCCGTGGCTGGTGCCGGGGTGCTGTATCCGATGGGGCCGCGGCAGCATGAGACTGAGTCGCTGATTATGTCGGCGCCTGGGTATGGCGATTTCGATATCACGGCCGGGTTCGCCGGGTCTGATGGTGAGACGTGGCCGGGTGATACCAGCCCGTGACGCGGGCGGTTATCGGGTATGTGCACGGGGGGACGGTGCGGGCGGAGTTCTGCGCGTCGCTGCTGGGTTTGTGCCTGGAGGGCGCCACGCCGGTCGAGGTGGTCCTGGCTTTGGAGTCGGGGCCGAACATTAGCACGGCGCGGAACAAGCTGTGCGCGGAGTTCCTGGCCCGGCCGGGGCAGCCTGCGTGGCTGTTCATGTGCGATACCGATATGGTGCTGCAGCCTGACACGATCGACCGGCTGATCGGCGCCGCTGACCCTGTTGAGCGGCCGGTGGTGGGCGGCTTGTGCTGGTCGGTCGAGGGTTCCCTGAAGCTGCCGACGATGTACGAGCTCACCCAGGCTGATGGCAAGCGGCTGACGTTCCGCCGCTATGCGACGTGGCGGGACGGCGAGGTGCTGCGGGTGTCGGCGACGGGGGCGGCGTGCCTGCTGATCCACCGTGACGCGCTGATCGCCGTCGAGAAGCACAGTGGTGACCCTGCGGCGCCGTGGTTCCGGGAGTCGGCCGTCGGCGCTCCGCTTTCCCTGATGGGGGAGGACATGACGTTCTGCCTGCGTCTCGGCGCGGCCGGTATCCCCGTCCACGTCCATACCGGCGTCAAGGCCGGGCACATGAAAACGCAGATGCTGATCTAGCCGTGGACTGGCGGCTGTTCCCCGGGTGGCTGGCCGGGGATGAGGAGCTGCTGCCCGCGCTGCGCGGCCTGTACTCCTACGACGGGGCGGGGCGGGCTACGGGGTGGCTGCTGCTGCAGGACCGGCCGCCGGTCACGCCCTGGCCGGAACCATTCGCTGGCCTCGGCCTGCGGCTGCTCGGCGACCTCGAGGAGACCACGGGGATCCGGTTCACCGCAGCGTGCTTCCAGGCGTACCTCGACGGCGCGGGCTGCGACTGGCACCGCGACCCGGAATGGGCCGCCCAGGCCATCGTGTCGCTCGGCGTTACCCGTTCATTCGGGTTGCGTAACGACGGCGGCCGGGCATTCATCCCGCTGGCACACGGTGACCTGCTGGTCATGCCGCCGGGATTCCAGGACGGCTGGGAACACTGCGTTCCCGTCGAGCAAGTCAAGGGCGAACGCTGCTCGATCGTGTTCCGGTCAGCGGCCTGAACGGAAACCGTACGCGGCCAGTTGCGCCACTAGCTGCCGAACGGCCTCCTCGTCGAGGACGATCGCCATCTTCCGGTCCGGTTCGTTGTCCGTGACCCCCCAGACGGTCACCTCGAGCTTGCCTCGCTCGCTGGCGCTGTTGTGCGTGGCCGAGCCGCGCCCGCGTCCGCGGACCGTTCTTTTACGGCTGCTCATCTGCTCATTCTCACCCGTCCGGGCCCCGTGGCGGGTTTTTTGATGCCCCGTGTCCTGACTGAAAGGGAAATCCGGCATGGCTATCTCCGACGTTTACACCGTCGACTCAAGCATGGTGACGATCTCGAGCACGTCTCAGTCGCCGATCCTGCTGCTCAACACCACCGCGACGAAGCGGGCGTTCTGCGTCGGCGCGCGGATGAAGATCGGCGTCACCGCCGCCGCCGCAGGCAACGACTGCGTGTTCACCCTGGCCAGGGCCGGTAACTCCCCGACTGGCGGCACCGCGGCGAACCTCCGCGCCCACGATGCCGCGTCGGCGACGGCGTTCTCCACCGGCGCGATCCCCGCGTACACGATCGCGCCGACGCTGGGGAACATCCTGGCTGAGTGGGTGCTGCCGCAGACGACCGGCAGCATGTGGGAGGAGTTCCCGCCGCTGGGTTATGAGTGGGTGGTCGGCGTGTCCGGGTACCTGGTCGCGTTCGTGACGCTGTCGGTGGCGACCTCGACGCCGGTCGAGTTCCAGATGGTCGTCTCCGAGTAGCGTGGTTTACGGCGGCATCCATCCCCGGACGCGGCGGCCTGCGGCGTCGTCATTGGTCGCGTCCGGCGCTGATCTGATAGGGATGTTCGCCGGGGCGCCCGCCAGCTCCGTGAACCTTGCCACCAATGTAGGGCCGAACGCGCTGCTGAAAAGCGCGTCTTACCCGCTTCCCTCGTCGGTCTCGTCGGGGCCGCTGACCGCGATCCCGCTGCCCGGCGGTCACAGCTGGTGGACGCCGGATGACGGCAGCACCGGCGGGTTCAACTGGCGGTCTTACTGGGGTACCCCGACCCAGGCGTACGTGTACGACAATAATCCGTCGAACCTGGGCGGGATCATCGGCGCGGGCGGCATGACGATCGACGGGTTCGCCTACCCGGCCGGGGTGCAGGTGTTCCAGTTCATGGACCTGTCTGCCGGGACGATCGCGCCGGACGTGACGAGCCCGTCGCTGCTGCTGCGCGGCTGCCGGATGCGCGGTCTCGGCGGCGATACCGGCTGGTCGAATAGTTTCGCCGCGTATTCCGCGGGGTGGCGCGGGTCGCTGTATTTTCATTTCTGCGAGTTCGGGCAGCGCGGCTCGGCCGACGGGCAGGCCGGCGAGTTCCAGCTTGATACGAACGGCGCGGTGAACGTGCGCATCTACCGCACATACTGCTCCTACTATGCGGATGGCATGTTCCCGAACGCGGCCTCCGGGTGGGTCGATTTCATCGAGAACATGTGCGATTACCCCGTGTACTATTTCGGGGATGCCGGGCCGTCCGGCACCGGCACCGATAATTTCCATATGGCCGGGATGGGTGTCAACGGCGGCCAGACTTGCACGCTGTGGCTGCGGAACCGGTGCGTGTGGCCCGCTGTCGACGAGGCCGGGCATACTCTCGGGGGGACCGCGCCGTTCGAGTTCACCCAGGACGCGGGGGAATTCCTCGGGACCGGCACGAACAGTGACGGGTCAGCCGGGTTCTGGATCTCGGGGAATTACTGCGGCGGCGGGAACTACTGCTATTACCTCGGGCAGCGGTCCACCGACCCGGCCAACTCGGTCACGAACATGCATTTCCGGGGCAACCTGATCACCACGTCGACGGTGTCCACGGGTGGGCTGCTCGGCGTGATCGCGACCGTGCCGACGTGGGGGACGAACGGGAATGACCAGTCGGGCAACCTGTGGGCGGACGGCCCGAACGCGGGAACGCCGTTCATGTGAGGGATGCCGGTGACCACGTACAGCCTGTTCGGGCAGTCCACGGCCGGGATGCCGGGCGCGGACGCAGGGGATTCGTCGGCGTTGTCGCTCGGGGTGGAGTTCACCTTGTCGCAGTCCGCGACGCTGACGGGGATCTGGTTCTGGTCGGTGAACGGCGACCCGTTTCCCGATGCGGGCGCGATCTACCTGATCTCGGGATCGTCGCAGGTCGCTAATACCAGCGTCACGTTCCCGGGCGGGACTGCCACTAGCAGCGCGTGGGTGAAGGGCACGACCGGCGCCGGGACGGTCCTGTCGGCGGGGACCGCTTATAAGGCGGTCGTGCACGGGTCCGGCGGGGCGTCCGGCTGGTATTCCGCCACCGGCAGTTACTGGTCATCTGGTGCGGGCGGTTCCGGGATCACGTCGGGCATCATCACCGCGCCCAGCAACGGGGCGGCCACGGGCGGCGGGCAGGACACATTCGTGTCCGGGGTGTCGCTCGCCTATCCCACGACGGCGTTCAACGCCACGAACTACTGGGTGGACGTCGAGGTCCAGGCCACCGCGGCCGCTCCGCCGCCGCCGCAGTACCTGATCGCCGGCCGGACGTCGCGGCTGGCCGAGACATACCGGATGACCAGATGACACGAGGAAAGGCGGGCGCGTGAGCTTCATCACCGGCACCCAGACCGAACTGCTGTACTCGCTGCCCGCGTCCATCACCAAGAACACGTACACGACCGAGGCGGCGTTCAGCGGCGTCGCGGGCACCAACACGCTGTGCACCCTGGACCCGTACTATTTCCGGGCCGACCCTAACCCGGTAGGCCGGTCGCTGGTCCTGGAGGCGTGGGGGACGATCGGGAATACGGCCGCGGCGACGTTCGCGGTGAACCTGGGGCTGGACACGACCGCGGGCACCAAGGCCAACTCGGTCACGGTCAACGCCGCCTACACGCCCACGGCGGCGGTCACGGCCCCGTGGATGCTATTCGCCCGGTACACGTGCACGGCCTATGCGACCAGCACGTTCAGCCTGCAGGTCAACGGGTTCATCCGGTATGAGTCGGTGGCCGCGGGCGGCGCGCCGACGACCAGCGCGCAGGAATCGGGATTCCAGGCCAGCATCACCGGGATGGACCCGCGGGTGCAGTTCTTCATCGAGCTGTTCGGGACGTGGTCGGGGTCGAACGCGTCGAATACGACGACGCTGCAGCAGATGTTCTTGTACGGCGTGAATTAGCCCGGCCGCGCCCCGCTCAGGAGGGACTGACTCAGGGATGAGGTGACCGGGTGGCGATCACGGTCACCGCCACCCAGGGCGGCAGCACCGCCAACGGCCTGGCGCTGCGGGTCATGGTCCTGACCGGGACCGCCGCGACGCAGAACGGCGCGACGGCCACCCAGACGGGCGTCGGAGCGCATGAGGCATCCATCACCACGACGGTCACCGGCAGCCGGGTATACGGGGCCGCTGACAACGGCGCGAATGTCGCGTTCACGGCGGATGCGGCCAGCACCACGATCGATGACGTCGCGGACGCCACGAACGGCGAACGGTACGGGACCTGCAAGGCGACATCGGCGACCGGGACGCCGGGCGCAACCACGATCGGGTTCTCGGCCGACAGCGCCGTTGGCGGCTGCGCACTGTATGAGGTGCTGCCGTCCGGGACGATCACGGAGAATGCGTCCGGCCCGGCAGTCGCGTCGACGACAAGCGCGACCACGGTCACGACCGTATCGTTCACCCCGCCAGCTGGCAGCCTCCTGGTCGCGCTGATCGGGTCCGATGGCGGCGCGGGCACCACCACGATGGGCGTCTCGGACACGTCCGGGCTGACCTGGGTTGAAAAGATCGCGGCCAATCCGTCCGGCGGTGACTACGCCGGGGTGTGGATCGCGCAGGTTCCCGCTGCAGCTGCTGGCGGCAGCGTCCAGGCGGCGTTGCCGGGCCGGACGTGGCTGCGGCAGTTCAAGCATCGCCAGGTGCTGTCCGTCGCGCCTGCGGCCTCGGCTCCGGCCGTCCCGTCTGGCGTGGCACCGGTTCACCTGGTCACCGCCCGGCGGTCCGCTGCGCGGGCGGTGTGGGCGGGGACGGTTACCCGCACCACGAACCTGCGGTACGGTAACCAGCCGGGGGGCCTGGTCCGGCGTCGCACGGCGGCCCGCGGCCAGTGGCACGGGAACACCGCGACAGCCGGGATAAACGGGACTGCCCCGGTCCACGTCGTCGTAGCGCGCCGGTCCGCGGCGCGGGCGGCGTGGCGCGGCGTTATCGCGCGGACGGTCAACGCGGCCGTCATCCCGCCTGGCAACCAGCCCGGCGGCCTGGTCCGCCGCCGCGCCGCGGCCCGCGCGGTCTGGGCGGGGACCACCGTCCGCACCGTCAACGCCGCCGCGGCGCCTGCCGTCGTCCCGGTCAGCGGCGGCCTCATCGTTCACCGGCGCCTGATCGGCGGCCTATGGGGCGGCGCGGGCACCATCACCTCGAACGCCGCAGCTGCGCAGCCCGGCGCGGGCATTACCCCGGCTCACCTGGTCATCGGACGGCGGGCTGCGGCACGGGCAGTGTGGCGCGGCACGACGGTCCGCATCAGCAACGCGGCTCCGGCTGCGCCTAACGGCACCACGCAGCCCGCAGCGACGATCCCTGGGCGGCACCGCGCCGCCGGGCGGGCGGTATGGCACGGGCTAGCCGTCCAGCTCGCACCCGCGCCAGTCGAGGCGATACTGGCATGGCGACCCCGCCGGGCCACGGCCCGCGCGGTCATCTCCGGCACGACCGTCCGCACCAGCAACGCCGCCGCCGCGCAGCCGGTCAACGGGACCGCCCCGGATCATCTCGTCATCGGACGGCGGGCCGCGGCGCGCGCGGTGTGGCGCGGCACGACGGTCCGCACCAGCAACGCGGCCCCGGCCGCGCCCGTCAACGGCACGACGCAGGCCCACCTCGTCATCGGCCGCAGGACAGCCGCGCGGGCAGTGTGGCATCCCACGGCCACCCGCACCACGAACCTCCAGCCCGGCAACCAGCCCGGCGGCCTGGTCCGCCGCCGCGCCCAGGCGCGCGGGCAGTGGCGCGGGAACCCGGTCGCGTCCCGCACTAGCAGGCCCGGCACCGGCGGCCTGGTCCGCCGCCGACGCCCCGCACCAGGGCAGTGGCGCGGCTACGTGTCCCGCACCACCAACACGCCGCCGCCGCCGTTCACCGTCGGCCAGCTCACCGCCACCGACACCGCCCTCGCCGCCCTGACCGCCACCGATACCCGCGGGGGCGCCACCGCAGGGACGCTCACAGCAACCGACCAGCGGACAGGAGGACCCAGTTGAGCCGGTACCCCCTGAACCAGCCGCTCCGCCTCTCCACCACCGTCCGCGACGTCACCGGCACCCTGGTCAACGCCACCGCCCTCACGCTGGTGGTGAAGATCGCGCAGGCCGACGGGACCTGGGCCGCCACCGGCACCTACAACTCCCCGGCGAACGACGGGACCGGCCTGTACCACCAGGACATCCCGGTCACCGACCTGACCACCGCCGGGCACTACCAGTACACCTGGACCGCCACCGGCACCGGTGCCGGTGTCTCGTTCGGCGACTTCGACGTGTTTGACCCGTACGAAATCGCTGTCTTGCCTCTGCAGGATGGCAAGGACGCGCTGAACATCCCGCAGGCCACCACCACCTATGACACGGAGATCGCCGCCTACATCGCCACGATCGAGTCCTGTCTTGAGCGGTACACCGGCGGTCCGGTCGTGAACAAGACGATCACCAGCGAGCGCACCGAGATGATGACCTTCCAGACCGTCATCCCGGTACGGCAGCGGCCCCTGGTATCGGTGACGTCGATCACCTCCGCGTCCGGCGGCGCCATTGACATCTCCGCCGGGCTGGATCTCGACGCGAACGCGGGGCTGATCCGCCGCAAGCTGGGCCTGCCGTTCTACGGGCCGTTCTTCCAGTGGCTGCCGCAGGTGACCGTGACCTATGTGGCCGGGTGGGGCACGTCGGTCCCGGCGGCGTTCGGCGTCGCAGCGCGGATGATCCTGCAGCATCTGTGGAATACGCAGCACGGGCCGTCGCAGCGGCCCTCGATGCTGGGCGGGGAGGACACGGTGACGCTCCCCGGGTTCGGGTTCGCCGTCCCGAACCAGGCCGCCGAACTCCTGAACGGTTCCCAGGGAGGAATCCCGTTCCTAAGTGAGGCATACCTGTGACGTGCCGCGGGCGGCAACCCACCGAGCTCCCGCCGCCCGCGGCGCCCCGCCGGGAGGGATGACGTGACCGTAACCAGCCGGATCCCGGCGCTGCTGACCTACCTGATCACCCTGTTCACGAACTCCGCCCTCCTCGGCCAGGCCACCCCCGCGGTTACCATCCTTGACGGCCCTCAGGTCACCGGCCTAGACGCGCCGCTGAAACTGTTCGTCGGCCTGACCGATCCCGACTCGACCGCGGTTGAGCCCGCGGCGGAGTCGGTGCAGGAGTGGGGCGCGATCGGCAGGCTCGGCCGGAATGAGACCATCACGATCCGGTGCTGCGCCGAAGCGTGGGCGGGCACCGATGACATGGCCACGGTCCGGGCGTCCGTGACGGGGATCGTGGCCAGCGTTGAGCAGGTGCTGCAGGCCGACTCGACGCAGTTCGGCGGGAACGTGCTGTACCCGGACCCGGGCATCACCAGCCTGGCGCTGGCGCAGAACAGCACCCAGCAGGGCGCGGTCGCCCGGGTCGCGTTCGACCTGGTGTTCAAGGCAAGAATCGGCGGCTAGGGAAAGGCCACGGGATGTCAAAGGTCAGGAACCGCACGGACGGCCCCCGGTTCGTGCCGCTGCTCGACCGGGAAGTCGCCGCAGGCGAGGTCGTCGAGGTGCCCGACGTCCAGGCCGACGGCGTATCACCCGTCGTCTGGCCGGACGCCACCTGGGAACCGGTCACCGACAAGGCGCCCAAGCAGGCGGCTGACGACAGCGCGAAGGGAATGTAACCGATGCCCACCTACGCGTCCGGGCTGTCAGGCCAGGTCGGGACCATCGCCGAGTCCACCTACGGCACCCCGGTCACCGTCACCAAGTTCTACGAGTTCCTCTCGGAGAACTTCCAGTTCAATCCCACCTGGCTCGACGGGATGGGCTTGAAGGCCGGGCAGGCGTACAACCGTGCGTCCCGTACGGTGCAGTCGCAGTTCGACGTGAACGGCGACCTGACGATGGAGCACACCGACGGGTCCGCCGCGTCGGCCTCGGCCGACTCGATGGGGTTGTGGTGGAAGCATGCCCTCGGCTCGACGATCACTACCCCGACGCAGATATCCTCGTCGACCGCGTACAAGCAGATCCACACACCCGGGTCCAAGGCCGGATTCTCGCTAACGCTGCAGGTGGGACGCCCGCAGATCAGCGGCGTGACCGTGCAGCCGTTCACCTACCAGGGGGTCAAGGTCACCGACTGGGAATTTTCGTGCAATGACAACCAGATCGCGCAGCTGAAGGTGACGTGTGACGGGCAGCAGGAACTGACCGCTACCAGCCTGGCCGCCGCGTCCTACCCCACCCCGAACGGCCTGTTCTCCTTCGCTGACGCGACGAACTTCAAGATCGGCGGCACTGCCACCACGGCCGGCGGGGAGACTACGGTCGCGTCCGGCGTCGCGGTCGGTTCCCGGGTCACCGGCATCACGATCACCGGGTCGACGCCGATGAAGGTCGACCGGTACGGCCTCGGCAATGCCGGGCTCAAGGGCGAACCGATCGAGAATGCCATCCCCACTATCACGGGGACGCTGACGACGGAGTTCTACTCCCGCACGGAGCTGTATGACCTGCTGAAGTCCAACTCGACGACCGTGCTGCAGCTGGACTTCTCCCACGGCGACGCAGGCAGCGGCAACCCCTACCTGCTGTCATTCATATTTCCAGCTATAAAGGTAAAATCGGGTTCCATGAATATAAATGGGCCCGATGTTATTCCTCAGACAATTGGTTTCCAGGCTTATGATGATGGCTCCGGGACCAATCCGGTAATTCAAGTCAAGCTCGTAAGCAAAGAGAGCTCGGCGCTCTAGGGCATTTTCACGCCGTCACGGGTGCAGATGCTCTTGACCTGCGCGGAGGCATCATCGCCGCGTTTCGTGATCGCGGCCTGCTGCGCCGCCGTAGCACCGAGACTGCCCAGCAGATCACTGATCGCGGCCGAGGCCTGCGTGAACGCCGTTCTAAGAGCAGGGGTGACGGCGATCTCCGCGTCCTGGGCGACCCACCCGGCGGCCAGCGCCAGCTCTGCCAGGCCCGGCGTCGCCTCTGACTTCAGTTTCTGCCCCTGCCGTACGAAATGCTGGCAGGCCAGCACGTCTCCGGCAGGAGGCGAGCTGCTGCCGCATGCGGCCAGCCCTAGCATCAGCGCGGCGGCGGCTACTGCACCAGCCAAAGGAGAGACCATCTGGTGATTATCACCTATGAAGGACGCCGCTACCCGTTCAGCCTCGATGACGTCACCGTGAAACAGGCGCTGGCTGTCGAGAAGTTCATGGGCTGCTCGTTCGCTGAGTGGGGGAAGCGGCTGCAGGGCGATGACGTGGCGGCGCGGCAGGTGCTGGGCTGGCTGATCCTGCACCCTGCCGGGGATGTCCCGATCGGCGATACTGATTTCAAGATGGTCGCGCTGGCCAGGGCGCTGGATGAGGCGTACGCCGCAGAGGCCGAAGCTGCGGCTGCTGTGGAGCCGGACCCTACCAGCGGGGCCGTCGTATTGAACGGCCGCGACCCGATCCCGGTGTCGTACCCGGCGAGCTAGCCTCCCTCCTCGGCCCGGACCTCGCCGTCACCCGCGCCCGGCACCTGTTCGACCTGGCAAACCTGTGCTCTGTCATCCCGTCGCAGGTGAACGGCCTGACGGTGGCTGACTTCGGGTGCCTGATCAGCGGGATCAAGGCTACGCGTGCCGCGCAGCAGAAAAGGGGAACGTGATGCCGCTGACCGGGACTGGTGCGCAGCAGATGGCGGAGCTGGGGAGGCAGCTGAAGGCCGCGGGCAATGAAGGGCAGCGGCTGAAGCGGAACCTCAGCAAGAAGATCAAGGATGCGGCTGAGCCGCTGGCTAAGAAGATCGGCGACGTCGAGCATCTCAAGCCGTACATGCCGGACCGGTATGCCGCCGTGCTGGCTGAGGACATTTCTGTCCGCGTGAGGAACTTCTACAGCGCGAACCCGCGGTCGGAGGTCCGCGCGCAGGCCCGGGAGCATAAACGCAAGGTCGTCATGCTCGACGCTGGCGTGATCAATCATCCTATTTTCGCGCAAGGGCCGCGGAAGACGTGGAGCTGGTCGAATCGGCAGACCAAGGGCATGAAGGCGGGATTCTTCACCGACGTGGTGAAGGACGCGACGCCGCAGATCCGGGCGAAGGTGCTGCAGGCGATGGCTGAGACCGCTAAGCAGATCGCGCCCTAGAACAGGGTGATCGGCTCAGCGGCTGCGGCCAGCCGCTCAGCGACGGCCCTCTTCGCCGCCTCTAGCTCATTGGCAATCCGGCGCAAGCGGCCAGGATCATCATCCGCAAATCCGATCAGATTATTGCAGTGACGGTGGGCGAGACCGCGGCGGCAGGTGCTGCAAGACTGCCCCTGTCCGCAGCATGAATGGTCATGGTCGATATGCGTAGCCTTCGGGTCGAGCGGAAGGCCGCACAAGTAGCAGAGACCATCCTGCGCTTCCCATAGAGAGGCCCATGCATGAGGGGTGAGACCGTGACGCTCAAAGATACCCTTCACGCTGACTATCTCCCTATTCCGCCGGTACCACTTGCGACTAGGGGACTGCGGGCCGCTCTGAGCGGCCCGCTGCGCCCGGATGCGCTCACGGTTGGCGATGTAGTACTCGCGGTGCTGCTCAGCGATTTGCTCACGGTTCTCGAGGTAACGCGTCCGCTTCTGGTCGGCGATGCGCTCACGGTTCTCGGCTCGCCACTTACGGTTTTGCTCGCGAAGCCGCTCGCGGTTCTCGGCCGCCCATTGGCGCTTGTACGCTTGTATACGCTCGCGGTTCTCGGCCGCATATCTGCGGTTGTATTCCTGCTCCGCTTCGCGAGACTTAAAGGCCACAATTCCATTATATCAATGGACGGCATTTAATGGCAGACCGACTTGAGTCTCTCGTATTCGAGATAATCACAAGAGACCGCGCATCAGAAGGTTTCTCTAAGGCCGGGCATGCGGCGGAACTGGCGTCGGAGGACGTCAGGGGGCTGATGACCCGCCTGGAAGAGGTGGGGAAGAAGTCGGCGGCGGCCCGGGTCGGCCTGGAAGGCGACGCGGAAACGAATGTCGCGCTGGACAAGATCAGCGCGAAGCTCATCCGCCTGGACCGGTATGACGCCGAGTCGAAGGTGACGGCTGGCGGTGCTGCGCGGATGATCGCGGAGCTTTCCGCGATCAACCTTGAGCTGGACAAGATCAACGGCAAGAAGGCCACTGCCGAGGTGAATGTCCGCGGCGGGTTCGGCGGTATCGCCGGGCGGTTGTTCTCCGGCGGCGGCGGCGGTGCGTCCGGGTCGGGTGGGTTGCTGTCGGCGCTGCCTGCGGCGTCGGGGCTGGCGAATCCGTACACGATCGGCGCGGCGGTCCTGGGTGGCCTGGTGGCGCTGCCTGGCCTGGCGGGGCTGGGGATCGGCGGCGGGGTCGGCGCGCTGGCGGTGGGCGGGAGCCTGGCCGCGGGGTCGGCGCTGGCAGCGCGGGTCAAGGCCGCAGAGGCGGCCGTCCGCGCAGCCCAGCGCAAAACCGCGCCCGCGGGCGCGCTAGGCGCCGCGCAGGCCCAGCTCGCCTCCGCGCAGGCACTGGCCGCGCCGTTCACCGTCCTGACCGGGAGCGTCCACCAGTTCGGGAACACTGTCCTGACCGTGTTCGGGCAGACCGTGGGGCCCATCCTCAAGCCCATCGCCGGGATCTTCGCCGAACTCGGCCGTCAGGTCACCGCGCTGAGCCCGCAGCTGACCGCCATGTTCAAGGCGTCGCTGCCGTTCATCCGCATGTTCGCCGACGTGATGGCCCAGTCCGGGAAGATCCTGATCCCGGCGTTCACCCAGGCGATGACGGCCATGGTCAAGTCCGGTGCCCTGCAGCAGATGTCGCAGGCCCTGGTGATCCTGATCAAGGGCCTGGCGCAGTTCATCGTCGACCTGGGGCCGGGGATGCGGTCTTCGGCGATGATCTTCAAGGATGTCGCCACGATCATCAACTGGTCGCTCCGCGCGATCGGCGTGTCAGCGGGATGGCTGGCGAACGCGTTCGAGAACACGTTCCACTGGATCCGCCTGCGCATCCATGACACTGCCTCCCTGTTTGACAGTTTCCGGCACGGCACCGCTAACACGTTCAACGCGCTCCGCCATGACATCGCCGCCATCTGGGACGCCCTGTGGAACAACACGATCGGCCGGGCTATCCGCGGGGTCGCCGACGTGACGCACTGGTTCGGCACGCTGCCGGGCCGGATCAGTGCCGCAGTCGGCAACGCGGGCAGGGTCTTGTCCGGCTGGGGAGCCGGGGTCATCAACGGCCTGCTGGCCGGGGTCAGGAGCGTCTGGAATTCGGTTCTCGGCTTCTTCAAGAGCATCCCGGGTGCCATCTTGCACGCGCTGGGGATCAAGTCGCCGCCGCAGTGGGCGATCGACGCCGGGATGCACATCATGAACGGCCTTGGTCTCGGCATGAACCGGGCTAAGAGTTCGGTGTGGAACGCGTCGTCGGGCGTGGCGGGCATCGTGATCGCCGGGGCGCAGGGCGGCCCGACGTCGGCTAGCGCGTCGCAGGCGCAGGCGTATGCCCGGTCGAGGCTTGGCGCGTACGGATGGGGTCCGGGAGAGATGGGCGCGCTGATCGCCTTGTGGAACCAGGAGTCCGGGTGGAACCGGTTCGCCCGCAACCCCTCGTCGGGTGCGTACGGGATCCCGCAGGCGCTTCCCGCGTCGAAGATGGGCGCGGCGGCCAACCCGCCCACCTCGAGCGCGGCGGCGCAGATTAACTGGGGGCTCAGCTACATCGCCGGAAGGTACGGGTCACCATCCGCAGCAGAATCGCACGAGCTGGCGTTCCACTGGTATGACCAGGGCGGATGGCTGCCCCCGGGCCTGTCGCTGGCCTATAACGGCCTCGGCCGTCCCGAACGGGTCGGCGGCGGCGGCGGGAACACGTACATCACCCTCAACGTGAACGTGCCGCGCGGCGTCAACGGCCGTCAGGTCGGCGCGGAACTCGTCGGGTACATCAAGGAGTTCGAGAAGGGCTCCGGGTCCGGGTGGCGTAAATGACCACGCCGCTGCCGGTGCTGCCGCAGTTCATCGTCGAGGCCGGGCTGGTACCCGACGTGCCCGGCCAGGGCGGCACCACCCTGTTCCTGGACTCGCTGACGAACGGGATCCTGGACACCGACACGCTCGGCACCGGGATCGGGTGGGCGGATATCTCGCAGTGGGTGCTGGGGTTCACGGTCAGCCGCCCGTCGACCCGGCTGCAAGGCCCGCTGTGGAACTACCAGGCCGGGACCTGCAGCATCACCCTGGACAACAGCGATGGCCGGTTCGATGTGGACAACGGTTCCTCGCCGTATGCGGGGCTGCTTAACGCGATGGTCCCGGTGCGGATCCGGGCCGTGTTCGCCGGGATCACGTACGGGCTGTACAACGGGTTCGCCGACGGGTGGATCCCCGCCACCGTCACCTACGAAGGCGGCTACGCGGAGCTGACGGTGCCCGGGACGGACGTGTTCAAGATCCTGGCCGGGGTGACCCTCGCCACGGGCGGCACGACCGGTGTCGGCGCCGATACCGGCGCCCGGGTCCGGGACATCCTGTCCCGCGCCGGATGGTACACCTCCGGTGACCGCCTCGCCATCGACACCGGGAACTCGACGTTGCAGGGGACCACGCTGGGTGATACGGCGCTGAACCTGATGCAGATCGCCGTCGATTCCGAGATCGGGCAGTTGTATTGCAACGGGTCGGGGGCGGTGACGTTCCGGGCGCGCCGCTCACTCCTCACCGACACGCGCAGTAATACGGTGCAGGCGGTGTTCGGGGACCTGCCCGGGACCGTGCAGACCGCCGGGACGGAACTGGCCTACGCCGCGGTCGGCCGCGCCTCGGATGACACCACGATCGCGAACGACATCCAGGCCACCCGGGTTGGCGGGACGCTGCAGGAAGTCACCGACTCCGCATCAATCACCAAGTACCTGTTCGCCCGCACCTACCAAAGGTCGGACCTCATCCTCCAAGACGACAGCACCACGCTGAACTGGGCGCAATGGGTGCTGTACATCGCGAAGTCCGGGGAGGACCGGTTCGAATCCCTCGCCGTCGACCCCCAAGCCGACACGGATAACCTCTGGCCGCAATGCCTGGGCAGGGAGATCGGCGACCGCATCCAGATATGGATCCGCCCCGCAGGCGTCGCCTCCCCGGTCAGCAAGGACTGCTTCATCTCCGGGATCAGCCACGCGTGGGACTCGGCCACGTCGGCGTGGATGACCACGTGGACGCTGCAGGACGCCACGAAGTACGGGTCGTTCCTGACCCTTGACAACAGCACTCTCGGCAAGCTCGACTCCAACGCGCTGACCTTCTAAAGGAGATCCGTGCCAATTCCAACGTGGTCAGTCGGCCAGGTCCTCGCCGCGTCCGACGTCAACAACTGGTTCGTTCCCCTCGCCGCGTACCGCACGTCAACCCAGTCCGTCACCAGCAGCACGACGCTCGTCAACGACAACGCGCTGTTCGTGACGGTAGCGGCGAACGCCGTGTACCGCGGCGAACTGGTCCTCATCTATGACGGTGACACGGCCGGGGACCTCAAGGCCGCGTGGACGGTGCCTGCCAGCGCGACGATCTCGACGGCGTTCGCCACCGGCCTGTCCGGGTCGGCTGCCGCCGCCACCGACGACCTCGTGACCGGCGCGTCTAATACCCCGCAGTTCGGTGCGCTGGGATCGGGCACGAACTGCGCGGCCCTGTACATATTCATCCTCACCACGTCGGGGACATCGGGGACGCTGCAGTTCCAGTGGGCGCAGAACACGTCCAGTGCCACCGCAACCCGCGTCTTCGCCGGGTCGCACCTTGTTCTGCAGCGGATCGCCTGACCGTGACCACCCTCGCCGACCTCGCAGTGAACGACCAGTTTCTCTTCGCGTGCCAGGTGACCGGCCTGGATGTGGTGACGGGGCTGGGGCTGGCGTTGTACGGCCCGGGACGCACCCAGGCCGCCACCGCCGCCATCTCCCCCGCCGGTGTCATGACAGGCCAGCTGGCCGCCGCACCCGGCCAGGTACCCGTCACGCTCGTCACAGGGTTCGCCCCGGTCAGCGTCGGTGACGTGATGGAAAACCAGCAGACCGGCGAAACCGCCGTCTGCAGGTGGTCACGCATCCAGCCCGACGGCACCGTCCTCTGGGCAGCCGCCGCCACCGGACGCGTCGTATACCCCGCCGCAGGATGGGCAACCATCGGCCACATCGTCCTCTGACAGGCAGCACCACCACCCAGGAGAGAGAGCGGGCGGAGTGTCTTGGAGTCAGCAACGATGGGAAAACCTCTGGGCAGCGGCGAAAGACATCCTCTTGACCGGGACCGGGATGGTCCTCATCATCAGCCAGGTGTTCGCGCGGTACCCGTCCGATATTCTCCTGGCCACCGGCCTGGCGCTCACCGTGCCGTCCGTCGCGAGTCACGCGAAGGCCCTCCTGAGCAGTGGGAGCAGTGGGCCAGGGCCGCCATCCTCGCCGCCTACGCCGCCGTCTGGGTCCTCACCATCTGGCTCATCATCCGGGACCGCTGAGTGACCCGCCGCTGGTTCCCTGCGCGGAGCCTGCTGTACGCGTTCGTGTTCCTCGTCGCCCTGTCATTCCTGCTATCCGGCACCGCCTACTATTTCGCTGCGCAGGCCGCCCACCGGGCCGTCACCTCGAGGGCGTCGGTCGTGCAGCTGTGCCAGGCCGGGAACGAATCCCGCGCCCAGCAGATCGTCCTGTGGACTCACCTGATCGCTGTCAGTACCCCGCCGCCCCGCGAGACTGCCGTGCAGGAGCAGCAGCGCCACGCGACCGTCACCGCGTTCCTCGCCTACATCGGGCGCGTGTTCGCGCCCCGTGACTGCACCGCCAGCTTCAAGGGATGACCCCGGAGGCCACATGACCACTGTCACCGTTTATGACGCGACCCATGACAACATCAGCCACCTGCCGAAGGGCATGGCCGCCGGGTATTCCACTGGGTCTGGCGGCGGTATCCGGTGGACCGCTGCCGACTGGGCCGCTCATCCCGGCGCCGTCCGCATCGACCAGGACGCAGCCGCGTCCGACCCGACAGCGGATTGTCTCGATGTCGAGGCAGGCGCGGCCAGCCCGGCCGACTGTCCAGGCTGGGTGAAACGCGCCCGCGCCTGCTACACCGCTGCATCGCGCCCCGGCCAGCGGCACCCGGCCATCTACATGTCCCGCTCCCAGGTAACCCCCGTCGTCAACGCCCTGATAGCGGGCGGCGTCACGGCCGGAGTCGGCCTGTGGATCGCCGACTGGAACAACGACGCCCACGCCGCCACGGTCGAGGTCGAGGCCGCGGGCGGCCCGTTCCCTGTCATCGCCCGCCAGTATCACAACGCAGGCACCTATGACGTTTCCGTGTTCTCCGCAGCGTGGCTCCAGGAGGTATCCGTGACCACCCAGCCCCCAGCCAAACCCCCCGTGCCGCCCGGCCAGTGGAAGGATCCGCAGGCGTGGACGTGGAAGCAGGCCACCGTCGCCGGGATCGGCCTGGACGGCAAGTTCCACGTCTGGGCGCTTGAGGGCGGCCAGTGGGTGAGGGTGCTGTGACGCCCCAGTTCCTGCCCGGCCGGATCCGTTCCGGCGCTGGCACCCCAGACCCCTGCGGACAGCAGCCGTGAGCACCGCTCCCGTTGAAACGAAGGTGAAGGCGGGGAGCGCCGCCGCGGCCGTCTCCGGGCTCGCTATATGGGCGCTGTCCCGGTACGTCTTCAAGGGTGCCGTGCCCGACGTGGTGGCTTCCTGGGTGGACGCGATCGTCCCGGCCGCCCTCACGTTCGCTGCGGGGTACGCCGCTAGCCACACTCACCGGCCCGACCTCGCCGCGCCACCCGCAGAGGCGCCGCACCCGTAAACCGGACGTTGCTATCCTGAACCCGCATCGGCCCCCCGATTGCCACGGCCCCCGGCCGCTCCCCGCGAGCGGCCGGGGGCCGTTTCGTTATGCCCTTAGCTGTATTCAGGCTGTCCAGTCCGCCGGATAGCGGCGGTTCTCCAGATGCGGCACGCCGCCATCATCCATCACGGCGATCTCTACGCCGAGGAGCAAGTCAAGCGGGCTCGGCACCCACTTGTCCGGGTCGTCATAGTCAGGATCCACCCTGGAAATTGACATGGCGCGGATCCGCTTATACCAGGCCAGATCCATCACCCAGCGTGTCTGCCGGTCCTGGCGGATCATCGGGTGCACCGCGCCATACGCGGCGGCGAGAGAGCGGAGGAGGTCGCCGTTCTCGACGGCCTGCGGGCCCCTGAACCATACCCAGTTGCCGTCGACCGCGTATACGCGGGCTCCATCATGAATGCGGCCAGTGTCCCGGTAGGTCAGCTGCTGCGGTTCCGGCATCAGCAGGAACTTCGGAGACCGTCGCCGCCAGCGGAGCCAGCGGATCGGATGACGCCACCACGACGGCGGCTCATCCGGCGGCACGACCGGAGGGATCGGCTTGGCGTAGACCATGGAGACGACGGCGCTTTCGGCGGCGATCAGCCTGCCGTCGTACGGTCCGCCTTCGAGCAGTACGTGGCTCACGGATTCAAGGATGCCACCCGATGCCCTAGCGGGGCGCGGGGGCTTTCTGCATGTCCGGGGAGGCTGGCAGCGCAGCCGACAGCACCTCGCACGTAGCCACCACCCCCGCATCAAACGCCGCCCGCAGATACGCCGACGACAGGAAATGGGCCGCCACCGGCCCGTCCAGCTCCTCATCCCGCCACGCGGCCAGCCACCGCTCGAACGCCGCATCCATATCCACCCCGGCAACCCCTCCCTTGTCGCCCCGGGCCGCCGCCACAAGGGGGGGAGAGCAGCGGCAGGCCCGGGACCTTAAACCACAGTAAGCGAGGACGGGCCGGTACGTCCATGCCCGTGGCGGGTACAACCTGCTTACCCCAGCCCGTCCTACCGTGAGCACCCATGACCATCGAACACGGGGCCGCTACACCCGTGTGGCGCCAGCTCGCCGGCATCCTCCGCGAGCGCATAACCAGCGGCCAATACCAGTCCGGGCGTGCCATACCGTCCGAGAAACAACTAGAACAGGAATACGGCATATCGCGGAACACGATCAGGAAGGCGATAGCGCTGCTACGGGACGAGGACCTGATCGTCACCGTCACCGGCCGCGGCTCCTACGTCCGGTTAACAAGTTCGGGCGGCCACTTCCAGGCATCCCACGACCACCACCAGCCACCGCCGCGCATGGCTTGCACGTCCGGTCCGCACCGCTTGCAGTCACCGCGGACATCGGACAGGAACATATGCCACGTATAGCCCTCACCCTCGGAGTCGCACTTGGCGTAGGGCCTGGCGAGGAACCGGCCGCATCTGCACTGGATTCCGGCCACGATCGCATCCTTCCATGAGGACTGCCTGCCGGGCCGCTACAGTCCCGGCAGGCAGCCGGTCATGAGACGTCCCGCCGCTCGATGAGAGCCAGCAGGGTGCCGATGGCGAGCTGGGCGCGGCCGAACGCGACGTAGGCGGCCAAGGTCCGGTCCTCATCACCAGTCCAGTCGCAGAGGCCGCTGAACTTGACGGCGCAGATCTCCCGCGCCTCTGCGATGACGCGCCGGTCGTAATCGGTGAGACTCGCGGTGCTGGCCTTCGGGCCGTAGCCGCGCTCCCCTGCATGGTCTTCGCACATGATGATGCCGCCTGCGTCTACGGTGCCGGGCGCGGCGCATTGCGGGCACCACTGACGGACGGCTCGGTTGCGGCTGGTGCTGGTGGTGCTGGCCGTTCCCATTGTGATTACCTCCGGTGACTAGTGGTCTGGGCGGAATCTCGCGCCTGCTTGTATGCTATAGTAGCGCAGGTTAACAGCCACCGGAAGGGGTCGGGATGGATGACCTTATCGCGTTCCTGAACGGCCGCCTGGACGAGGACGAAGCGTCGGCGAAGGCCGCTGGCGGCGACACGTGGCGAGCAGATGACAGCGGCATATATCACGAGGATGCCGCATCACGGCCGGGACCGTTCGCTGTCGGCCCGTATGAGCACCTGGGGGAAGAAGGGACGCACATCGCCCGCCATGACCCGGTCCGCGCCCTCCGCGAGGTCGAGGCCAAGCGGGCGATCCTCGATGGATACCTGTGGGTCGCTGCCCGCAAAGCGGACGACGGCGGCATCGAGCGGAATTACCAGTTCCGCTCCGGTGAGGTAATCGCGCTGGAGATAGCCGTCCGCCAGCTGGCCATCATCTACAGCGGCCACCCGGATTACCGCGACGAGTGGCAGCCGTGACAGAGCAGCCGCGTCCGCGGGCCGCGGCTTACCAGAGGATCAGCGAGATCTCGTGGGCCGGAGACGACCACGGCGTCCGCAACCAGCTCGCCGACCAGAGGAACACCGCGCAGGCCCGCGGATACGAGATCGTACTGGAGAAGCACGACAACGACATCAGCGCCCTGACCGGGAAACGCCGCCCCGGCTACGAGGCAGTCATGGCCGCCGCGCAGCGCCGCGAGATCGACGTCATCCTCGTATTCCAGCTCTCCCGGTTCTGGCGCAACCGCGACGAGCGCGCCAAGGGCATCGGGATCCTCCGCGAGGCCGGAGTCTCCATCATCGCCACCCGCGGGCCATCCCTGGACATGACGACCGCCTACGGCCGCGCCATGGCCGACCTGCTCGGCGCATTCGACACGATGGAATCCGAAGTCAAGGGCGAACGACAGCAACTCGCCAACCACGCCGCCGCCATGGAAGGCCGCGCCCGCAAGGGCACCCCCCGGCCGTTCGGGTGGCTGCCCGACCGGATCACCCCCGACCCCGCCGAAGCCGCCGCCCTCCTCGACGGCTGCCGCGCCGTCCTCGCCGGAGGCACCCTCCTCGGCGTCGCCCGCGACTGGGACAGCCGCGGCCTGCGCCCCCACCAGGCCGTCTACGGCCCGGTGCGGAAGAACGCCTGGACGCGGACCAGCGTCAAGGAGATCCTCGCCAACCCGCGCAACGCCGGGATCGTCACCTACAAGGGAACCGAACTCGGCCGCGGCGAATGGGAAGCGCTCGTGCCCGAGGAAACCTGGCGGGCCGTCACCGAGATCATCCGCGTCCCCCGCTGGCGCCGCGGCGCCCGCGCCCTGTCGCTGCTCGGCGGCATCGCGCTGTGCCGCTGCGGGAACTACGTCACCGGCAGCAACTCCGCGAACGGGCTGCCCGCCTACCGGTGCAACCTCGAGACCCGCGACTACCGCCCAGGTCCCCATATCAACCTCAAACGCGACGGCCCCGACGCCGCCGTCAGCGCGGCCGTGTGCGACTTCCTCGGCTCTCCCGAGGCCGCAGAGCTGCTCACCCCCGCCCCGGACGGGAATGTCGCCATGATGCAGGCCGAGGCTGAGGGGCTCCGGCTGCGCCTCGCCCGGCTCGGCGAGCTGTACGCCCTCGGCACGATCAGCGAGCAGGTCATGCTGTCCGGCCGCGAATCCGGCGGCGGACGCCTCGCCGAGATCGAGGCCGAACTCGCCCAGATCGGCCGGGAGTCCGCGCTGGCCCCGCTGCTCGGCACGCCCGACCCGGCCGCCGTATGGGAAGCGCTCGGCCTGGACCGCAAGCGCGC